GTATGCTCGCGTGCGCGTTGACGTTGGCCAGACTGGATTTTTTGCTGGGCGCGAGTTTCGTACCTTTTACGAATTTAGCATCCCATCCGGCCAGACTCGCGTGATAAAAGTTGTCACTCCAGTTGATACAATTGTTCAGACATTTGGTGCTGAGCTAGATCTGGCTGAGCTTCGGATTGAGCTTCGCGCAGGTGGAACTGAGGGTGGGACTTTCGCCACTGCTCTGCCGTCGCTTCCTGCCAACGGAATGAGTACGTCATCTGGCTATGCAGGGCAGGTGACAATGAGAACTGGCGGCACGCACACTGGCGGAACTGTTTACGATTTGTTAACGCTATACAGTGGCGCAAATGCAAACAAGGCTGTTGCATTATCGGCCTCAGAGAATCTGCCGCAAGGCTTCCCAGCTGGGACTTACTACATTTCATTGCAGAATACTGACGGCGCAACAGCCACAGGAATATTCCGCGCACGCTGGGAAGAAAGACCATGAGCATCACCACACTAGCACAAGCAAAATTGCACCTTCGCGTTGATCACAACGATGAAGACACCTTGATTCAAATCTATTTGGACGGCTGCGAAAAGGCCGTCTCAATGTACTTGAACCGCACGCTGTACGCATCATCCGCAGGTAGCGACTTGGACGGCCTCGTGATGAACGACGCAGTCAAGAGCGCGGTTCTATTGCAGGTCGGAAATCTGTACGCGAACCGCGAGGCATCCGTGCAGCCAATGCGATCAGCGATTGTCGAATTGCCGTTTGGCGTCAAGTGGTTGCTTGACCCATTCCGCATCAACATGGGGATGTAAATGCAAGCAGGTAGCCTAAAAAATCGTGTGACGATTCAGCAGCAGTCGGCTACTCAGGATGAGATTGGCCAGCCAGTCAACACTTGGACGACGTTTGCAACCGTGTGGGCGGAGATTCGCCACAAAAGCGGCATGGAGTCGATAAAATCTGGCGAGGTGACATCAACGGTCAAGGCGAGCATTCGCGTTCGCTACAAGGCCGGTGTGACGGCTGCTATGCGTGTTGTGCACGGCTCCGTGATATATCAGATCCAATCAGTGCTGCGCGATGTCGCGAACAAGGACTACATGGATCTGGTTTGCGAGGTATACGGTGGCTAAAGGAGCCAAGAGCGTCAACATCCGTGTTGACACGTCTCAGTTTGACGCTCTGATGTCTCGCCTTGAGTATGCCGCAGAGGAGTCTGTCAGGCCAGCTGCGCAAGCTGGCGCAAACGTGCTCTACGAAGAGGCTAAGCGATTGGCTGGTAGAAGCGACAAGCCTCACTTTTTCTACGGTACATCGTGGAAAAAAGGTAGCGAGAGCAAGACTGGCCGGTACAGGTTTGAGCCAGGCAACTTGCAGAAGGCCATCTATCAGGTCTACTCGAAAGACAATTCAACGACAGAGAAGGCCACTTACCATGTAAGCTGGAACTTCACCAAGGCTCCGTATGGATTGTTCGTTGAGTACGGTCTAAACCCATTTGCGCCGAATAGAAAGCCATTCTTGCGGCCTGCCTTGATCAACAAACGAGCCGAAGCAATTGCTGCGGTTGAAAGCGTCATCATGAAGAGGATCGGTGAACTATGAGTCTCGAATCAAACGTCTACACGGTACTGAAAACTGTGTGCGATAACGTCTACCCAGACTTTGCCCCAGAGAACACGGCTCGCCCGTTCATCACTTGGAATCAGATCGGCGGTATGTCAATTAAGCCACTTGGCAAGTCTGTTCCGAATATGCGCGAAGCCGTGATCCAGATTAACGTCTGGGCAGAAACTAGGCTTGGCGCATCTCAATTGATCTTGGCAGCAGACTCTGCGCTGCGCACATCGACTCTGTTTGCTGCGCAAGCATCGGCAGAGTTGGTTTCTGTTGCAGATCAAGAGACTGGATTGCGTGGTGCAATTCAGGACTTCGTTATTCGAGATTTGCGGTAGACTTAAAGCGCAACGGCCCGATGTACCACCATCGAGCCGTCACTTCTCAATCATTGCCAATAGGGGTAGCAACAGCATGAGCAATTTCAAATTCTACACATACGCGCACTATAAGGCCGATACCAAAGAGATTTTTTATATCGGAAAGGGTAGTGGCAATCGTGCTTTTGTGAAACACAAGCGATCAATCCACTGGAACTCAATAGTAGACAAGCACGGGCTTCATGTTGAGATACTTGCCAAGTGGGAGACTGAAGATGGCGCTCTTACTCACGAGAAGTTTCTTATCTCAACATTTAGATCAATGGGATTCAGTCTATGCAACATGACTGAAGGCGGAGACGGTATCACCAGTGAATCTTGGACTCCAGAGCTGAGGCAGGTTCTATCAAAATCTAGGCTTGGCAAAAAGCTATCTGATGAAACCAGAAAAAGAATGTCAATCTCAGCAACTGGCAGGCCAATGAGCAAAGAGGCGATAGAAAAGACAGCTGCTTTTCATCGAGGAAGAAAACGAGGCGAGGAGACTCTCAGAAAGATGTCTGAATCTTTGAAGGGGAAAAACTTAGGTAGGGTGTGGTCAAAAGAATCAAAGGATAAGATTTCAGCGCTTCACAAGGGATCAAAAAGATCTGAAGAATCAAAAGCCAAAATGAGCGCCGCAGCAAAAGGTAAAAAGAAAAAGCCTCAGAGCGATGAGCATAAGAGAAAAATATCAGAGAAAAGGAAAGCGTATTGGGTAAGATGGCGAGAAGAGAAAGCACTTGCATCATTAAATAAACATGATCTAGAATCGCGTTAGAAAAGATTCTCTTTTCGTGGTGCGTATAAAAGCGCGTTCGTCCGGCCGGACAAATTCAAAAAGGAATACTTATGGCCTACTTTTTCCCCGAAGGATCGAAATTTTATTTTTCGCAAGACTTCGCCTCTGCAAAAACAATCACAGCGTTGTCTAACGCTTCCACTGCTGTAGCCACTGCGACTTCGCACGGCTACTCAGACGGCGACGAAGTCATCTTGACTTCTGGCTGGGAAGATGCAACCGACACCGTGTATAAAGTCGATTCGTTGACTGCTGACACATTCGGCGTCACTGGCTTGAACTCTACCGACACAGACTTCTACTCTGCTGGCACAGGTACTGGCAACGCACAGAAAGTGTCTAGCTGGACTGAAATCCCTCAAGTGTTGACCATTGCCACTTCTGGCGGCGACGCTCGCTTCACGACCATCAGCCCAATCGCTCGTCGTAACTCGATCAACATCCCAACTGGCTTCAACGCCACCAGCATCACGCTGACTTTGGGCCACGATCCATCCAACGCGAACTACATCACCATGCTCGACATCAGCCGCACTTTGTCTAAAGTCGCGTTCAAGATGGTCTTGTCTGGCGGCGCTGTGACCTACGGTTACGGCTACATGAGCGTTTCTGAGGCTCCATCTTTGAACGTCAACCAAGCCAACAGCGTCACTGCTGCTTTGACTTTGTTGGGTCGTTCGATCTCTTACGCCAGCTAATTACTGACGTAGGTTTACAGAAGCCCTGCATGAGAAATCATGCGGGGTTTTTGTTTTGTGAATGTCACAACTGAAAAGTTTTTGGAATACAATGGGTGAACCAAATGATCTGCTTGACAGCTCTTCTACTGGCATTTTCAACACCCAAAGGAAACATCCAAATGGCAAAAATCGTACTTGGCTCACGCCCCAAAAACTTCAAAGCAATCGTCAACATTCCAATGCTTGAAGGCGGCGAAGGCTCTATCGAGATGAGCTACGTGTACCGCACGCGCACAGAATTCGGCAAAATGATTGACAACTTGATGGAAGACGCAGGCGTTGCTCCAACAGGATCTGGCGACGAAGAGCAAAAATTCTCATTGGCCGACGCGCTGGAAAAGACAAAAGAAACCAATGCCGACTACATCATGAAGGTCGCTGACGGCTGGAACTTGGACATCGAATTCAGCCGCCGCGCGGTTGCCCAGCTTTGCGACGAGCTTCCAGCTGCGGCCATGGCCATCATGAGCAGCTACCGCAACGCCATCACTGAAGGCCGTCTGGGAAACTAAGACGGGTCGCTTCGTCGCTGTATACGCCGGAACCGAAAGACAAGCCCAGAAACGGGTTTGATCTTTCTGGTCTTATGGCGTCTCAAACAGTTGAAGTTTGGCCCGAAAACTGGCAAACTGTAGACCTGTTTATCGCGGTCGCTACTCAGTGGCGTATCGGGATGGGTGGGCCGACAGGTTTGGACTACAACGTCCTATTCCGCATGATTGATAATCTAGGCCTGCCATCGAACGACTGGAAGGTCGCGTTCGATGACATTCGTGTAATGGAATCGGCAGCATTGGAATCAATGCGCCAAGCAAACAACTAGGTGCTGCATGGCTACTACAGGTCAATCAAACAATCCAAAAATTAACATTGAGATGGGTGTTGACGCCTCTGGTGTTAAGGACGGAACCAAGGTAGCCAAAGACTCGATCAATGAGCTGTCGCAGGCGCTAGATCAGCAAAGCAAGAAGGCTACTGAGTCGTTCAACAAGACTCAAGAAGCCGCAGATCAAACTGGCGTTGGCATCAAAAAGGTCATTCAGGAGCAAAAAAAGCTCGCTGACGAGGCCGAGAAGGTTGCCAAGCGCCAAGAGCGTGCCACAAACAGCATCATTGCAGCCGTCCAGCGCTCCACAGCCGAGCTTGAAGCTGGCGGCAAGGGTACGGCCGCATACCAGCAGAAAATCGCCGAGCAGCGCGGTGCAGACCTCACAAAGCTAGAGCCATACCTGGCCAAGCTGCGCGAAATTGAAAAAGCCAACGAATCCGTGAATGGATCTCTTGGCAAGGGCAACAAGCAGCTCAACGAATTTGGCATGACGGCCAAGGCCACGGCCGCTGCTTTGCGTCAGGTTCCAGCTCAGTTCACCGACATTGTTGTGTCTCTGCAAGGTGGTCAAGCTCCATTGACTGTGCTGTTGCAACAGGGTGGTCAGTTGAAGGACATTTTTGGTAGTGCTGGCGCAGCCGCTCGCGCTCTTGGCGGCTACATCGCAGGATTGATCAATCCGTTCACCGTTGCGGCAGCAGCCATTGGAGCTCTTGGATATGGCTACTTCAAAGGCGCAGCTGAGGCCGAGGCTTTTCAGAAGAGCTTGATTTTGACCGGCAATGCAGCCGGAGTCACTGCTGGCCAGTTGTCTGCGATTGCTGCCAGCTTGGATAGCGGAACCACAACGCAAGCCAAGGCCGCTGAGGTTTTAAATATCTTTGCCCAGACTGGCAAGGTTGGCGCTGAGAACTTTCAGCGCTTCACCAAGGCTGTGATTGACTTCGAGAATGCAGGCGGCGGAACGCTTGAAGACATCACCAAGAACTTTGAAGCTCTTGGCAGGGCTCCATTGCAGGCTTCATTGAAGCTGACTGAATCGACAAACTACCTTACTCGATCTGTGTACGCACAGATCAAAGCGCTTGAAGAGCAAGGCAAGTCTTCAGAAGCAGCAAAGGTTGCGCAAGAGGCTTATGCCGCATCGCTTGAAGGCATGACTCCAAAGTTGCTGGCCAACTTGGGCTACATCGAGCGAGCATGGCTTGGGGTTAAGGGTGCAATTAGCCAGTCTCTTGATGCCCTAAATGAGGTAGGCCGAGACAACAACCTTGGCCAGCAGCTTGAAAAAATGAAAAAGCAGCTGGCAAATGCAGAGTCAGATCAAAGGCAATCAGCAATGCTTCTTAATAAAGAGGCAGCAGGAGATACGCCGAAAATGAAGATGCTGAGAGAGCAAATAAGACTTGCTCAGCAGGCTGTTGATATTGATCAGCAGCGCATGGATAACGCAAAAAAAGAGCAGGATGCAATAAAAGCATCAATGAACCTTGGTGAACAGGCCAAGGCGTTCTACACCGACGAGAAAAAGAGAGAGCTTGAGCGAACTCAGGCAGTTCAAACTCGCGACAAAGCATTGGTCGGCCTTACTAAAGGCTCACAAGAATACAACGCAGTCCTGCGTGACTACAACACAATCATTTCTGGCATCAATGCCAAGACACCTCGCACTGGTGATGATGAAGTTGCAAACATCAAAGGCAAGACTGCGGCACTAAAAGAGTATGTTGATGGCCTCACAAAAGCCACATTGAAATCTAGCGAGCTCACTGAAGGTGAGAAGATGATTTCAGGCTTCAAAGAGCAGATCAAGACGCTTCAAATAAAAGGCGTGGTTGGCATTGAGATCGACAACAAAAAAGCAGCACTTGCTGCTGCTCAGGCTTTGGTTGTTGTTGAGAAAGAAGCTCGCTCAAAGAAAATTATGTTTGAGACTGAGCTGAAGACCGATGAGCTCTTAGCCGCGTCTCGCGAGGTTGCTAAATCACTGGAAGACGAATTCCAGATGGTTGGCAAGTCTCGCCTTGAGCAGCAAAACATTACGACACAGCGTCAGATCCAGCTCAAGTACGCGAAGGAGATGCGCGACCTTGAAAAGAAACAAGAGTTTTTATCTCCAGAGACTTTCCAGAGCGAGCGAGCAAAGATCAATCTTGCGGAGCAGACTGAGGCGTATGCAAACCTCAAGAAGACAATTAAGGAATCTTCTGAGATCGACACGTCAAAATTCAGCACTATGTTCGACGGTGCATTTGATGGCGCATTTAAATTTGCTGACGCATTGAACAACGTCATCGAAACTCAGCTCCGCTTAAACAAAGCCATGGCAATGAACGCCGAGGTGAACAAAAACGACCCAGCAAAGATGGCTGCTGAGCAAGCCAAGCTGATGGAGATGTCATCTCGCGCAAGTATTTCTGCTTATGGCTCAATGATTGGTGGATTGCGCAGCTACGCAAAAGAAGGCACGAAAGCATACGACGCTCTGTATAACGCAGAGAAGGTATTCCGCGCATTCGAGCTGGCCAGTGCTGTTGGCAATGCGGCCAAGAAGTTAGGCTTTATTGACTTGTTCGTGGCCAAGAAGGTCGCCGGTGATGCGCTAATGACGACAAGCGGAACCGCAAGCGCGACAGCTGAAGTTGCCAACAACGCTGCAATCGGCGCTTCGAGCGCAGCTGCTGGCGTAGCAAACCAGTCGAAGGGTGATCCGTACACGGCATTCCCACGTATGGCTACCATGGCTGTGATCATGGCATCGCTTGGATTTGCTGTTGGTGCATTCGGTGGTGGCGGTGGCGGAGCAGCTCCGACAAACGAAGGCAAGGGCACGACATTCGGAGACACTGGTAAGGCGAGCGAATCTCTGAAGAACAGCCTTGACTTGTTGAACTCAACTCAGGATGTTGCTCTGAATTACACACGCGAGATGGCGATGAGCCTGCGCACGATTGAGCAGCAGATTGGTGGAGTTGCAAATCTGTATTTGCGAAGCACTGGCATCTCGGATCTCGAAGGAACAATCCCCACTGGAAAGTTCGATACGACAGTCAGCAATCTGATGAACTCTGTGTGGAGGGCTTTGCCATCATTCTTAGCTCCTTTGTCTGGAATCATGTCAGGCCTGAATACATCGCTATTCGGCAAGAGTGTGAGCGTCACTGGGTCTGGTATTTCAGCCAACTCGCAGATGCTAAAAGACATCATGGATCAAGGGTTCCAAGGTCAATACTACGCAGATGTGCAGACAAAGAAAAAGGCATTTGGTTTTAGCTACAGCACATCGACAAGCACGCAGTACAGCCAGCTTGACTCAGAGCTGAAGCAGCAATTTAGCGCGATCTTCCGATCTGTCGGAAACACAGTAATGACTGCCGCAGACCTGTTGCAAGTTGAAACTTCTGCCGTCAACAAGCGACTCCAAGAGTACGTCGTAAGCATTGGCCGCATCGACTTAAAGAATCTTTCTGGCGAGCAAATTGCAGAAAAACTTGAGGCCGTATTTGGCGCTGAATCAGACAGAATCGCGCGCGCTGCGATCGGTGGCTTCGAGTCAATCCAAAAGGTTGGAGAAGGCTACTTCGAGACACTCTCTCGCGTGGCCGCGCAATTTGAGCTGGTTCGCGTTTATACCGAGCGTCTCGGCGACACGATGCAGCAAACCGGCGTCAATGGCGGATTGCTGGCAGACAGCATCGTGAACGCGTTTGGCGGAATCTCTGAGTACCAATCTGCCGTCCAGCAATATTACGAAGACTTCTTTACCGCTGAAGAGCGCGGCGCAGATGCAATCATTGAGATGACTCGTGCCATGTCTTACATGGGCGAATCAGTTCCAGAGACAACACAAGGATTTAAGGACTTGGTGAATGCGCAGGATCTGACAACAGAATCTGGCCGTAAGGCATACGCAACACTGATTTCTTTGTCTCCAGCGTTTGCCGAGATGATTCAAGCAGCTGAGGACTTGAAGTCTGGCTACCGCGATGCTGTGCTGACCAGCGCAGAGATGCTGCAATTCAACCAGCAAGCCGTTCGTGACCAGTTCAAGAATCTCGGCATCACTGGCACGAAGGTTCCTGAAACTATTGCTGAGCTGCGTGCCTTGGTTGACGCGCAGGATGAGTCAACAGACGCTGGCAAGAAGCTGAAGTTTGCTTTGATGGCTCTGGCTCCGTCGTTTGTCGATGTTGTCAACGCACAGGAAGAGGCCCGTCAAGAGATTCTCGATGCAGAAAAAGCGGCTCAGGACAAGATCAAGTCTGAGCGCCAGAGCCTTGAGAAGCAATTGCTCACTGCCACCGGTAACACGGCTGAGATTCGCCGCCTTGAGCTTGAGTCTTTGGACGCAAGCAACCGCTCACTGCAAGAGCGCATT